GTTGCCGTTGTCCAATTAATTGTAGATGTTGTTACCGATGCGCTGTCCGTTAATTGAACTCGCGCCGCCCACAAAGTAAACCCCGGCGTTGATGATCCTGGCGTTAATGTCCAACTTGCCGGCGCTGCAAATGCAGCCGTTGCCCATGTATAAGTCGATGTTCCTGTCGGCCCTGACGGAATTGTTGCTGCCCATTGATACACAATTGGCGATGCATTTTGAACACCAGTTACGCCATTAGCGCCGTTTTGCGTTATATCAGAAACGGAATAACCGCTTGTCCAATTTACCGTTGTGGTTGTTGCAGATGCCGCATCACTAAATGATTTTTGTGCCAACCATAATCTAATACCCGGTGTTCCGGGATTAGCAGGAACCGCAATTGTCCAGCCGCCTGTTCCTGTGTAAGCGGATTGCGTTGATGTTGCCCAAGTCCACGTTGATGTGCCGCTTGGATTTGCTGGCGCTGCTGTTGACCATTGATATAAATTTGCTTGAGCTGTTTTTGAACCGTCAACGCCTTGTGATACTTGAACAAATTGAATTGATGGTGTTGCGCCTTGATATACAACGCCGCCTGTGTCTTTATATCGTACTGGTACATCTAAATGTGCGCTCGTTGTTGTTAATCCTGTTGGCGCAGGAAACAAAGCAAATGTGCCGCCATCAGTAGGATTGCCAATTGTTAAACCAGCAGATGCAACTATGTCAGCGTAACCAGTTGTTGATGAGCCGCCAATACGCCAAGTGTTATTAACAAACAATGCATCTGTATCTGTTTGCGAAACAACAAAATCAATTGCAGCAGCACCAGCCACACCATAAAGTTGTGGTGCAATTCCTGTAAATACTGGCGATCCAGAAACAACCGGAACCTGTTGTGCCGATGGACTAAACGATGCCAAGAAATTATTGCCAACCGTTGTGGCAATCGGATTTGGCGACCAAGAAAACGCTGTTGATAATGGCGATAAAGTTGATTGCCCTGTTTCGTTGCTTACTCTATACGCAAAATAATATGTAGCTGCTGGCAATACGACATTGTTAAATTTCCATAATGTTGCGCTTGGGAATCCTGCCGAATTGCTTGATTGCAATGTGCCAAACAATGTCCAATCGGCATTGGTTGGCGTTGCTGTTAGCGTATAAAACAATGAAATTAAAGTTGTGCGCCCCGTTGTTGGTATTGTTGTTTGAACGGAAAAACTTGGAACCGCTACGCTGTTTACAATATCCGTAATTGTTGGCGAAAATAATGTACTAAAAAATGTGCTATCAACTAAATTACTGTTTGCCGCTGGCGTATATTGCGTGATGTCTTTATCGTCATAAACTTCCGCATTGTATTCATTCAATTCAACAGACGCACCAAGGTTGCCATCAGGTAATGATGTTTCGTTTACTTTCATTACTCTAAATAATTTGTTTGACCAGCCATAAGCTGAGTTTGTAACCGTTACAACATCACCTGCATCAATCTGAATGCCTTGATAGGTAGTCGAAAACGATACAATTAAATCTTCCCGCGCTTGTTCCAACGTGCGATTTGCAAGGTATTGCGCTTGCACTGAATCGTTTGTTAAATCATACGTTGTGGCATATTTATTTATTGGTTCGTTTGGATAAAGCAATATTACTGGCGTTTCAATTGTGCAATAATCAAGTTGATCGCGGTTTAAACTATTTGGAAATTTAGCTTCAATAACATTAATTGATTGCGTAATGTCGGAAATGGTTGTGTTAATTTCGCCAATAATATTATTATCATTAAATGCAAATGTTGCTGATTCAGCTTTATTAATAATAATTGACCATTGACCTAATGCCGCGTTATACGACATCCACGAATCGCAAGCCACCAAAATATTGTTGACGTTTGTTAATACACTTTTACCCGGATCAATAACGCCGTTTATGCGATAACGCGGTTGTGTTGATGGAACACCTACATTGTTGTCAAACGTAATTGTTTGATCCGAATATGTATTTAAAGCAGTTGCACTTGTTGTATTTATATCTGCAACGTCAATTGCGCCGCCGTAACGAATATCCGTCATGTAATCAAGCCAAACATCACCCGGCTTGGCAACTGTTTGACCGTTTAAATATTGCTTTCCATAAAATGTAATTGGTTGTAAGCCGGTAGTTATTTCGGCGTTATAAACCAACTTCACAACAGCAAACGCTGTGCCATTCATTTGCCGGTTTGTTGTAGGCCATTGTTGCCCTGCCGCGATTGGTGCAGATGGCCCCATGATTACGCTTGGCAATGCACTACCTGCTGCTGTGCCGCCATTATCAAGGTTGGTAATTACACCGGCATTTGTTGACCGATATAAATAGATAAAAAGATTTCCGTTTATTTTTGTTTCGACATTACCAGCGCCATCTGTCAATGATAAAACCCTAGCAGGTTCAACTGTGTCAAAAGTTATTAAACGATCACCATAATAAAATTTTGTTTTATCAAATGTAAATGTGCCGTTTTCGCTAATGTTGGAAATGGCAATTGTATAAAACATTGAAAAGCCATCGGTTGATAAAACCGCATCAACAAATCTGCCGCCAAGCCACGCACTACCATATACAATTGGCAGCGCATTAGTTGTATCTGGCGGTACTTGCTGCCTTACTGCATTGTTTTGTTGATCTTGATCGCCACTGCTAAATAATTTCGTGACAATTTGTGAAACGGCAAAATTAACAACAAAAGCAAATGCCGCATAAGTTTGGTAATAATATATTGCAGCGCCAATTGCTTGTATTGCGGCAATTATTAATGTGGTTGGCATTGCTATTCCTTAAAATATGTTGTTTCCAACTTTTTATATCCGCGCTTTGTGTAATCTAAAGTCGGCGATGTTTCCATGCGTGTAGTAGTAATAAATTGGATTCTATTTTCAGATTTTAAATCTTCAGCTATACGATCAAATTCAATCCACAATTTGCCGCCAATCATTCCTTGCCTATGTTCTGGTTTTACCCACCACGCCAATTCGCGCAATTCTAAAATACTTGATACCCAAATGTTTGGTGTAATTATTCCAACAATCATGCCGCGATAATCATGATCAACCAAAATAAAGCCACGACCTGCCAAGATGCTAACCAGTAAATTTCTGAGATTTTTTTCATCTTGTAATGTGTGTTTTTTCATAACCTGAACTTCAGATGCGCCAGCATAATCGCGCATCATTTCAACCAATTCAGGTAAATCATATTTGTTTGCGTGTCTTATCAATTACCGCCCCATCCTTTTCCTTGTCCTTCGTTTGCCCCTGCGCCAGTAGAGTTATAACCAGAATTGGAAACACTACCTGTTTGCGGTTCCTTGCCAAAATCAAAAAATGTATTTGCAATAACAGGTACGCGATTCATAGATGTGTCGTTGGGATAAAACCGTTGCCAGCTTGATGGATTAGTTTTAATGCCAGCCATTCTATTTTCTAAAATGCGTCTAATTGATGCGGCAGAAACAAGACAAGTTGCAACACGTTCTCTAACTTGCTCATCAAATTTTTCGTTAATGCTTGCACTTGAAACAATGCCTTTGTATCGCTTAAAAAATTGCAATGATGGCGATGTAATAATTTGATTGTTTGAATCAAGAAATCCGCGCCAAATTTCAAGCAAAGAGCCTTTAATTTCAGAACCAAGAATGATTGCAATTTTTGATGGATCAATGCCAGTTAATGATACAGATATATCGTCGCTGGTTGATTTAATATCCCGTTGTACATCGCTTAATTGCAAAAATGCGCCAAGGCCGGAAAACGTGATGCCAGAAACCGTAATAGCTTGCGCTGCATTGCAAAACGTATAAGTTGCAGATGGTAATGTAAGCCGGACAAATTCAGCATGACGAATCTGTGGGCTACTTAATGCGCTCATTGTTTGCATAATTTACCCTGTAATATATTCACGAAACACAAAAGCCGAATCCCATTGCACAAACGCACCTGCTGTCATTGGAATCAATGTATAAGATGGGCAAGTTTGAGCCAGCACCGGAAACACCACCGCAGAGCCAACAGCAGCCAGTGTGCCGGTTGAAACTGTGCCGATAATAGGGCGATGTATGTAAGCCGTTACAGTTGATCCTGAACCGCGTAGTACGTTTTCAGTTATTTTATAAACATACACACCAATCTGTATAAAATCGCCAGCTTTAAATACGAATAAAGTTGATCCGATTGCTGGCAAGTTACCCAATGTAATCGTTTGACTATTTGCTGGCGGAACTGCCGACAATGTAATTGCAGCAGCTTGCGCCAAGGTTGCCGATCCTTGATAAGCGGTAAACCATGATAAGTTTGTAGACGCAAACGTAATGTTTTGCGGCAGTTGCCGATCGCTATTATCAATGGATTGAATAATTGCTCGCGCTTGTGGGTAATACAAATATTCGTGAGGCGTGATCGTAAAAACCCAAGGTACAGTTGTCAGATATTGTGCAACCTGTACTTGACCAGACCGACTATATTGCTGGCCAATAGTGCGCCGATTATTTACTGCAATGTTCTGCGATATATCAACAATTGTTTGAAATGACATTATGTTCGCCCCGCACCTAAAGCCAGCGATTTTTGAGCATATTGATTCGCCGCCCAAACTGCTTTATTACTGCCCATCACATATTGCTCAAATGTTTTTGCGTCAATTGCATCAACCCGCGCAATATATGGGCCATTAATTACCGTCTGCCCTTGACCTGACATTTGAGATTGCCACGCACCATTTGGGATAATTGTTCCAGATTGTCTTGGCACAAATAATTCTGGCCCATTTTCGCCAACAATTGACGGGCCATTAATATTGCCGCCAGTAGCAAAATTAGCCACATTTGCACCACTGCCGCCGGTACTGCCTAAACCAACTGATCCCAAAAGTTGAGTAAAAAGTTTTGTTGCTTGTGCTTTCATTTGCAAAACAATCAAATCTTTTATCATGCTGCCAATTAAATCTTTAAAATTTAATTTTCCGGTACGCACAAATTTTTCTAATGCGCTTTCCATTGTAGATACAACTGTATTAAATGCTTCAGCACCATACCTTGCTGCTTTTGATGAATCTTCTGTGTAATTTCTAAATGCCTCATGCCAACCTTGTTGCCAACTATATTGACGATCTATTTCTTCCTGCAATTGGTTTTGTTTAATTTCTTGTATTTCTTTTATTGAATTTATTTCTATTTCTTTTGCTTCCATAATATTTTTTATTTTTGCTTCATAAATACGTTTTTCAGACATTACATCTTCTGATTTTGCTTGTTGAAATATTGTCAACGCTTGCAATTGTTGTTGTGAAAATTTCTTTTCAATTTCAATCATTTGTTTACGTTCATTTAATTTTAATTTTTCAGTTTTATAATTATCATCTGTTATGCGATAACGCTCTGCCTCTAATGCCAATTCATCTTTAGTTAAATAAAATTCTTCCCAATAAGAAACAAGCATTTGGTCATGATTGCGTTTAATTTCGTCCATTACTGCTTGATACTTTATTTGCTTTTCAAGTAATTTTGCCCATGCATCGTCTAATTCTTTTTGTTTTTTTACTGCTTCGTCAGCCGCTTTTTTTGCAGCAGCAATTTCTTTTGCGCTTTTTTGTGAATATCCACCAATTGCGTCTTTTTTTGCAATATCTAATTGAGCTGTTTTTCCTGTTCCTTTGTGTGACGTTATAGCATCAGGATCGCCGGGCGCACCGCCCATTGCTGCGCCCCAATCAATATCAACATCTGCGCCAGCTTTAATTTCACGCCACATTTTTAAAATATCAAATGCGCTATTAACTAATATCGCAAATGGCGCAATCATTTTTTGCACCAATTCGTATGATGCTTTCATGGCTTGTTCTATATTATCCCAAGCCTTTGCATTTTCTCTAATTGCATCTGCTAAAGCAGGATCGGAAAATTCTTTATATGTCGCTAAAAAAGATTTCCAATCAGTTCCTTTTGCCGCTTTACCTAATAATTCCTGCGCTAATGCTGCGCGTTGTGTAGCATCCTGAACTTTAGATAATTCAACGGCAACGCGCCGAAACATATCATCCAAACTTAAATTATCTACATCCTTTCCTGATATATCTAATTTTTTAAAACTTTCGCGCAATTCGTCACTGCCATCACGCGCATTTTGCTGCGACATTGCCAGCTTACTAAACATTGTTTCCGCATTTGCTGCTTGATTACCAGATGCTTGCAATGCACCTTGAATACTAATTAATGATTCAATTGTTACTTCAAACGCATCGGCAGTTTTTTGAATTTCGTCAGCATATTGAAATGCTTGCAGTGTTGCGTAACCAATAGCAGAAACGGCAATTGCGGTTTTACCCAAATTGCTCATTAATTCGCTGTTGGCTTTTTCAGCATCTTTTAACGCTTTTTTTGTATTGCGCTCAAAGTCTTTTGTCTTTTTTGTTGCGTCATCAAGACCCTTAGTAAATTCCGCAGAATTTAAACCAAGGATAACGCCAAGCCGCGCAATTAAACTCATGATTATTTGCCTTTAAGTTTTCGCGTTGTGTATGCGTTTAATCTAAACGCCAACAATGCCGATAACCGTCGTAAAACTAAACTTTGGTTTTGCTCTAATGCCGGGCGCAAAAATGGATGCCCTGCTTTTTTAGCGGTTCCAAATTCCTCGCCTAAAGATACCGCACTTTGTTTTGCAGATAAAACAGCAATAACTGCATCATCAGGTTTTACATAACTACTCAATTTATCTTTTGCATTTGGTATTCGCGCATCAACTCGAATGCTATCCTGCATTCTGCCTGTGTTGCGTCTTGCAATAGCCTTTGAAATAGGAACCAATGCCGACATTGCCTCTTTTACAGATGGCGTTAATACGTTGCGCGTACTTTCACGATAACCAAATTCATTAGATATTTTGATTAATAGTTGCTCAAATTCTTTAAATCCTTCGGTTTCAACAGTACTCATAATTTTAAATTTTCATTAGCGCCCGGCATCATGGAAATAAAAGACAACAATCTTTCATTTGCTGCATTTTTCTTTTGTTCATCTGTTAATGGAGGATAAATGTAATCATACGCCGAACCGATAATATCCTGCAATGAATAAGCCTTTGCATTTGATGAACGAATATAATTAAAAATGCCTGTTGTTAAACTTCCCATTGTATTTAATACACCGCGATTTCCGATCAACCCATCTGAAAACGCAACCATTACCAAACGATAATCATCTTCGCTCACTGCGTCTGGATCAGCCCCATGCGCGAGCATATAGGCGCGAACCTGCAACCGCAGCGAGCCAATTAGTTTTTTCTTATTTCCTCATATCCGGGCGAAATAACTTCCATAATTTTTTTCATTAATTGAAGTTGAATCGCAAACGGAAATTCTGCGTTGATGTCTGAATATTCAATATTTGACATATCAAAACCTTCGTCAGCCGGAACTAACAAACGCACCATTTCAACAATGCGCTGCTCTGTTTGCACCGTCATTTTTGATAAATCTTTAATTGATTTACCATCAACAATAACATCATCATCAATAAATGAAATATCTTCACTTTCCAATTCGTTGCGCTTGTCTTGCAATGGCTTTTGCATTTCCGCAAACTTTGCAGAAAAATCAATAGCATTTACGCGATTATTGATTTCTTCCATTTCGGAAGCAAGCGGAACCCGTACTTTAAATTCTTGACCGCCAAGGCTAAATGCGCGTGTACGCATTTTATTGTGGTCGATATGAAGTGCGCCTGATAGTTTCATTTGTAGTTATCCTTTTTAATAAGTTGTTTATAAATTTCATCGTTCAAATCGACAACGTACTTCACCACTTCAAATGGTGACATTTTGTCGGCATGGCGCGATGCAATTTCATGAACCAAGTTAATGCCGGTAATTTTCTGCTCTGGAAACCCAAACCAGTTTTTATTGCCGGTATTAACCTGACTTATCAGGAAACCCAAAAGATCATTGGAATTTGTGATTTGTGTCATATCCTATTATCTAAAAAAAACGCCCCGAAGGGCGCAGGGTTAAGTATTAGACCATCCGTATTGGTTGCCCCTTGGATGAATTGTAAACATACACTTTGCTTCAGCACCGGGCGCTGCATCGATCTGGAATTGGCTTACCCGACCATTAAACGCATAAGCAATAGTTGATGCGCCATCAACCGCAGTAATAACAAATGTGCGATCAATAATTCCACTGTACGCATCGCCACGAATTAACAGCAATGCAGCATCGGAAGGATTCCACGGCGCTGTAATTGATAGCGATGTTGGCGCAGATTGAACTGGAATTTTGTCAGACTGCCGCGATCCAGCAATGCCAAATGAGGCAACGCCATCATCCTGCCCAAATGCCGGTACTGCTTCCACGTTTAAAGCCACGCCAGCCGCGCCTGTACCATTTGCCACTGTGCCGACAATGGTTGCAACCTGCGCCGACCAAACGCTTAGATTAGCCGTTGATAATGGTGTTGGCGTAGCGCCTGATTGCATCC